GTGGACGTAGAAGAGGTGCGCGGCCTTGTCTAAATTGCCCCCCCCCCCCCCCCCCCCGAACAGTGTATATTTCCCGTTCCCGCTTGGCCTGTTTTAAGAACGGGAATATGACCGGGAAACCGGAAAGCGCCATTGCCTATGCGTGGTATGTGTGGGAAAAAGGCTTCACCGGTGATCCGGTAATCAAATGGTTTAATTGAATTGAAAGGATTGGTGAAAAATGCAGATTAAAGACAGCGGTGAACGCACCCAATTCAACACCGGTGCTGTTCGTGATATGCACACCGGCAAAGGCCGCATGGATCTTTTGCCGTGGGAAGCCTTGATTGAGGTTTCCAAGCATTGTGAAGAAGGGGCGCTGAAGTACGGTGAACGGAATTGTGAAAAGGGTATTCCCATTCACAGCCTGATTGATTCGGCCTTCCGCCACCTTGCCAAGTACATGATGGGGAATGAAGGATGAACCCCATTTGAGGGCGGCGGCATGGAATATCCTGTTCGCCCTGTATATGGAGATCAAGCACCCTGAACTTCAGGACATTCCCACCCGTATTCCTGAAGCAATGGAAGCGCCGGTTCCCAAGATCAAAAGTAAGCTGGAACCTTGTTGCCGGTGCAAACACCGTGACCGGTTCGGTGATGAATTCCCCTGTGATGAATGTATTCACAAGCAAAATGGAACTGATGATATGTTTGTTCCCTATGACTGTAAGGAGGATGAAGAATAATGAAAATTATCAATGCTGATGTTCAGTTCGTTACCCCTGTTGATGGTGCTGTGATCCTGAAGCGCCTTGAAGAATGTGGGCGTGTCTGCTACAAATCGGAAGATCGGATCACGGAAGGTTCCGCTGAAAAGTTCATTGCCGGTATCATCAAGCGGGGCCATGAAGCTGTTCTGGAACACTGTTCCTTCACGGTGAAGTTCATCTGTGATCGTGGTGTTTCTCATGAGATCGTGCGCCACCGTTTGGCCGCATACTGTCAGGAATCCACCCGCTATTGCAATTATAGCAAGGATGGGTTTGGAAATGAAATCACCGTGATTGCCCCTTGCTTCCTGAACCACAACACCGATGGTTGGAACCTGTGGGAAGAAGGTTGCCTTGCCGCTGAACAGGCTTATTTCAACCTTCTGAATTACGGGTGTACCGCACAGGAAGCCCGTGCTGTTCTGCCCAACAGCCTGAAAACTGAAGTGGTCATGACCGCTGACATTCGTGAATGGCGGCACTTCCTGAAGTTGCGCTGTTCCAAGGCCGCACATCCCCAAATGCGTGAAGTGGCCCTGAAGCTGTTGGATATGGTTCATGAGAAGATCCCGGTTCTGTTCGATGATATTTGGAGTGAATACCATGTTTTTTAAGAAAGCCGCTGGAAAAATCTTTGGTGTGGATTTCAATAAGGCCGAACAAAAAGCCTTGGATCATGCAATCAAGGAACAGATTGTTGAAAATGATCTGGCCTTCGATATGGACAAGGAATCTTCTATCTTGTGGATGCTTCATGTTCATTTTGGGTTCGGCCCCAAGCGGTTAAAGAAGGCGTGGGAATTGTTCTATGCTGAAAACATCAAACTGCGTGAATACTACCTGATGGATGCTGAAGATGGCGGTTGGCTTTGCCGCCAAAAGCTGAAGGAAATTGGTTGTGATGTTGAAGCGTGGTATAAGGAAGAAGGTGGTTCGGATGCCTAAACCTTGGCAAAATGCGGAAGGCTACAATGATCCTACCGCTTATGAGGGCATGAAGCCCATCATTCAGGAAGAAAACAAGGAAAAGAAACGGGTGGAAACCCTGATCTTTGTCCTGAAGTACATCATCAAACTGGCCGGGTTTGATTTGATTGCCCGGATTGAAATTCGTGACCGAAAGACCGGGCGGGAATACAAATGACCCCTAAAGTTGCAGTTGGGGCAGTGTGTTCTTGAAAATTAACTTTCAACAATCATTCAAGATGTGTTGAAGGGATGTTGAAGGCACGAAAACCCTTGATATTACTGCGATTGCTTACAAATCCTTCAACATTCAAGATGTTCTATATTACTTCAAAAAAAAATAAAAAAATATTATATAAGATCATTATTTGTAATATTGAAGAAGGCGGTTTTGATCTTGAATGTTGAAGGAATTTCCGAAAGTGCCGTTGTTGCAAGGGTTTGAAGCCCTTCAACATGATCTTCCAGAAAGGATGTGATACATAGTGAATGATAAGGAACTTGTTCAGGCGGCAAAGGATTATTTTTCCCAAATCCGCAAAACTGATAAGCTGATCAAGCGCCTGTGTGATACGGTTTCTACCTTGCGTTCCAGTCTGACAAGCCAAAGCTATGAACTAAAACCGGATAAGGTTCAGACTTCAGGCCCCAAAGATACTATGGCCGGTACTGTTGCCAAGATCGTTGACCTTGAACAGACCATCAATCAGCGCATTGATGAACTTGTTGATCTGAAGCGTGAAGCCTTCCGCATGATCGGGAATATTCATGATCTTGACCAGCAGAATGTTTTGATCGGGCGCTATATTCAGTTGAAAAAGTGGGAAGATTTGGCCGTTGAATTTGAGTGGTCAACCCAATGGCTTTTTGAGGTTCACGGCAAAGCCCTTCTTGCTTTTTCCACTGTTCATACGGATTTTCTTGAAAACAGAGTAAAACAGAGTTCTACCGATTGAAAACAGAGTATTTTTTCTGATATTCTGTATATATGAAATTGCGCCCACGGGAAACCGGGGCGCTTTTCTTATGCTGATGAAAGGGGTGATCTGTAATGGCAAAAGGTAAATATGAACAATGGCTTACCGTTGAAGGCTTGCTTCAGATTGAAGCGTGGGCAAGGGACGGTTTGACCGATGAACAGATTGCCGCTAACATGGGCATTTGCCGTGATACTTTGAGCGAATGGAAAAAGAAATTCCCCGACATTTCCGACACCCTAAAAAGGGGCAAGGCCATTGTTGATATTCAGGTTGAAAACGCTTTGTTGAAAAGGGCCTTGGGCTATACCTATGTTGAAACCACACGGGAACAGGTGATTGACTATGACAAAACCACCGGCCTTCCCATTGGTTCCCACATGGAAATTACCAAGGAAGTGACCAAGGAAGTTCAGCCTGATACCACGGCCCAAATCTTCTGGCTAAAGAACCGGAAGCCTGATGTTTGGCGTGATAAACGGGATGTGGGAGTTGAAGGAACCATTAACACCAATAATCCTATGGCGGGACTGACCACGGAAGAACTGAAGAAGTTGATTGCCCATGATTGATCCAGCAATTAAGCAAGCCGCCAAGTGTGAATTGGCAAGGCGTGAATTTTTCTATTACTGCCATGTTAAGGCCCCTGATTTCTATACGGAAGATCGGAAGTTCCTGATTGATTTCTGTAATTGCCTTCAGGATTTCTATTATTCGGATGAAAAGGTGTTGGTGATCAACCTTCCGCCCCGCCATGGAAAATCCAGAACCATTGGTTGTTTCGTGGAATGGGTGCTTGGAAAGAACCAAAGCGAAAAGGTAATGACCGGATCATACAATGAAACCCTGTCAACCACCTTTTCAAAGGGTGTTCGCAACACCATCCTTGAAGTAAAGGCCGATCAAAACAAGATCGTTTATAGTGACATTTTCCCCGGCGTTTCTATCAAGCGGGGTGATGGTGCTATGAATATGTGGAGCCTGACCAACGGATATAACAACTATTTGGCTACATCCCCCACGGGTACGGCCACCGGCTTTGGTGCTTCCATCATGATCATTGATGATCTGATCAAATCGGCCCTTGAAGCCAATAACGCCAACACCCTTGAACAGCACTGGACTTGGTTCACTGATACCATGCTTTCCCGTCTGGAAGAAGGCGGCAAAATCATCATTGTTATGACCCGATGGCACAGCCTTGATTTGGCCGGTAGAATTATCAGCCATTATGAAAGCATGGGCCAACCGCCCAAAACGGTGATCTATAAAGCGGTTCAGGCTGATGGTTCTATGCTTTGCCCGGAAATCCTTTCCAAACAAAGCTATGAAGAAAAAACCCAACTGATGGGCTTGGATATTGCTTCCGCCAACTACCAACAGGAACCCATTGATATTAAGGGCCGACTTTACACCAGCTTCAAAACCTATGAGAAGATCCCGATGGATGCCACCGGAAAGCCGCTGTTCACCAAGATCAGGAATTACACTGATACCGCTGATACCGGTGATGATTACCTTTGCAGTATCAATTACGGTGTTTACAACGGGGAAGCCTACATTCTGGATGTGCTTTACACCAAGGATGGCATGGAAAAGACCGAACCGGCAACCGCTGAAATGCTGTTCAAGGGCGGTGTGAATATAGCTGACATTGAAAGCAACAACGGTGGACGGGGCTTCAGCAGAAATGTTGAACGGGAAATCCGGGAACGCTACCATTCCAACCGGTGTATCATGCGCCCTTTCCATCAATCTGAAAATAAGATGGCCCGTATTCTTTCAAACAGCACTTGGGTTATGAACCACATTTATTTCCCGGTGAACTGGAAGGATCGCTGGCCTGAATACTATGAAGCTATGAACCGGTATCAGAAGGAAGGCAAAAACACTCATGATGATGCCCCGGATGCTACCACCGGCATTGCTGAAAAGGTTGGCGGTGGGCCGGTATTCAGCTTTGAATAACACGATAGTAACAAAGGCCCTGATTTTTCAGGGCTTTTCCGCTGTTTGCGGATATTCGACAATAGAAAGGTGGTTGAAATAAGATGCTTTTCACCAATACTGAAACGGAACGGATCAACCGCCTGATCATTCAGGGTGGGCGTTCCGGTATGACTGAACTTCAATTCTTTGCCGCTGAAATTAAGGATTGGAAGGATTCTAAACGCCGCAAGGAACAGATTAAAGGTGATCTGTACTATGAAGGTCAGCATGATATTCTTCATCGTCAACGCACGATCATTGGCAATGATGGTAAACTTCAGGTGGTCAGCAACCTTCCCAATAACCGGCTGATTGATAATCAGTATGCTTTGATGGTGGATCAGAAAACCAATTACCTTGTGGGTAAGCCCTTCACGATCAACTGTCAGAATAAACAGTATGTTGACCGGCTGAACAAGATTTTCAACCGGAAGTTCCGCCGTTTGCTGAAGTATGTGTGTGAAGATTCCCTGAATGGTGGTATTGGCTGGATTTATCCTTACTACACCACCAACGGTGAATTGGCCTTCAAGCATTTCCCGGCCTATGAAATTCTTCCTTTTTGGGCTGACGATGATCACACCATCCTTGATTGTGCGGTTCGTCTGTACCCCCAAGAAGTGTGGGATGGGTACACCAAAAAGGTTGTGGACAAAGTTGAACTGTATATGGCTGATGGCCTGTACCGGTACATCTTTGAAAACGATATGTTGACCCCTGATGTGGATGCCGGTGAACATGAAAGCTATTTTGTAACCGATGATGAAGCGGCGGAAGAACTGAACTGGACACGGATTCCCCTGATCCCGTTCAAGTGCAACAAGAAGGAACTTCCCCTTCTGAACCGGGTGAAAACCCTTCAGGATGCAATCAACACTATGCTTTCCGACTTTGAAAACAATATGCAAGAGGATGCCCGGAATACCATCTTGGTTCTGAAGAACTATGATGGTCAGGATTTGGGTGAATTCCGTCAGAACCTTTCCGCCTATGGCGCTGTGAAGGTTCGTGAAGATGGCGGGGTTACTACCCTGACGGTTGAAGTTAAGGCCGAAAATTACAAATCCATTCTGGAAGTTCTGAAGAAATCCCTGATTGAAAATGCCCGTGGCTACAACGCCAAGGATGATCGCCTTTCCGGTAATCCCAACCAAATGAACATCCAATCCATGTATTCTGATATTGATTTGGATGCAAACGGCATGGAAACGGAATTTCAGGCCGCTTTTGATGATCTGTTGTGGTTCATCAATAGCCATTTGAGCAATACCGGCATGGGTGATTTCATGGATGAAGTCACTATTGTTTTCAACCGTGATATTCTGATCAATGAATCTGAAACCATTGATAACTGTTCCAAATCTGCTGGTATTCTGTCTGATGAAACCATTGTGGAACAGCACCCTTGGGTTACGGATGTGGAATTGGAATTGAGCCGCAAGCGGAAGGAAAAGGAAGAAGCCATGAAGGATTATATGGGAGCCTTCCCACAGCAAAATCCTAATGATCCTGATAATGAGGGTGGGGACGAATAATCCCCACCCTTCCTATATGCCGGGGCAATAACGGGGCGGGCCGGGTTGCCTCCTTGCCCGGTCAAAGGTGCAATTCCTTTCCCCGGCACTTTCTATGGCGTGTTGGTCAAGTGGTTAAGACACCGGCCCTTCAAGCCGGGATCACGGGTTCAATTCCCGTACACGCTACCATTTGCCGGGTTGGTGGAACAGGCAGACACAGCAGATTCAAAATCTGCCGCCTTCAGGCGTATGGGTTCAATTCCCATACCCGGCACCAATATTGGGGTGTAGCCAAGAGGTAAGGCAACGGGTTTTGACCCCGTGATCCGGTGGTTCAAATCCGCCCACCCCAGCCAATTTAACAGAAGGGAGAACAGCCCATGAAAAATGCTGACTATTGGCGGGGCCGGTTCGCCATTCTGGAAGAAGCCGCCCAAAAGGAAGCTGATCAGTGTGTCAGCGCCCTTGAAGATATGTACCGGGAAGCTGAACGCACAATTCAGGCCGATATTGAACGCTGGTATGGCCGTTTTGCTACCAACAATCAAATCAGCCTGACGGAAGCCCGGAAGTGGTTGACCGCTGGACAGCTTGAAGAATTCAAGTGGACGGTTGATCAGTATATCAAGATCGGTGAACAAGCCAATCTTTCCCCGGAATGGCTGAAGAAGCTGGAAAACGCTTCCGCCAAATTCCATATCAGCCGCCTTGAATCGGTTCAGTTGCAAATTCAGCAACAGCTTGAACTTCTGTATGGCAACCAGCTTGATAGCATTGATGATCTTCTGAAGGATGTAGTTTCCAACGGTTACACCAAAAGAGCTTTTGAAATTCACAAGGGCGTGGGTATTGGTTGGGATATTACGGCCTTAAATCAGAAGAAAATTGAAACCTTGCTTTCAAAGCCGTGGACAGCAGACAAGAAAACCTTCCGGGATCGCTGTTGGGAAGGCAAAGCCAACCTTGTGACCGGTATTCAGAAGAACCTTACCCAAGGGCTTTTGAGGGGTGACGGTCAACAGAAGATCACCGATGCCGTGAAAAAGCAATTCCGGGTTTCCCGGTATCAGGCGGGAAGGTTGGTTCACACGGAAACCACCTATTTTAACGCCGCCGCAAGCTATGAAAGCTACAAGGAATTGGGCGTGGAAATGGTGGAAATCATTGAAACGCTGGATTCCCACACTTGCGAGATTTGCCAACCTATGGACGGTATGAAGATCCCGCTTTCCCAATATGAACCCGGCGTAACGGTGCCGCCTTTTCATCCCAACTGCCGTGGAACTACGGCCCCGGCCATTGATGAAGATGTGATTGGTGAACGGGCCGCAAGGGATCAGGATGGAAATGTGTACTATGTGCCTTCCAACATGAAATATCCCGATTGGAAAGCGGCCTTTGTGGATGGTGGTTCCAAGGATGCGTTGACACCGGTTGCCGCAACCGCTATACTGGATTTGGTGGAACAGGCCACCGGCGCAAAGTTGGGAACCCCCATGGATATTCAAGATGCGGTTTCCGGTGCAAACCCGAATTACAAGCCCCGAACCCCGTATTCTGTGAACTGTCAGCGGTGTGTTCAGGCGTATGAATTGCGCCGCCGTGGTTATGATGTTATCGCCAAGCCGAAACCCAGCAAGAATAACATCATCACTTGGGGTTCTGAATGTTTCATTCAGCCGGGAGCCTATCAACATTCCTATCAGGCTTTCACCCTGAACCAAACGGAAGCCGCCGTAAAGAAAATGTTGGCAAATGCCCCGGATGGTTCCCGTTACACTATCTATGTGAAGTGGAAGCGGAACTATGGCGGCGGCGCTCATGTTTTCATTGCGGAAAAAACAGGCGGTGTGGTTCGCTATGTTGATCCCCAAGTTGCCAATCTGGATGCTTCGGATTACTTTGCCAAAGGTTCCGTTGGGCATTTCGGATATTTCCGCATGGATGATAAGCAACTGACCACCGATCCCAACATTATTTCTGCAACTGTGGAGGTGAAATAACATGACCGAAAAAGAAGCAAGGAAGATCCTTCAGGATTACCGTGAAACGGATGATGATACCGGTGAAGAATACGGTTATGTTATCCAAGAGTGTTGCGGCACTGATGGTGATGGATTTGTTTTCCGGTGCAAGGTTGAAGGCGTGGATTATGATGCGCTGGATGCTGTCACGGGGAACCTTCCTTTGATGGCCGTTTATCCTGATGGAACGGTTGTGAATGTTCCCACTTAAAACCCTATATTGTTGATTGAACCACCCCGGCCCTTGGCCGGTGGTGGTTTTTTCATACCCAAATCGCCGTTTGGAACCATTGTGGGCGGTAAACAGAAAGGTTCAAATCAAATTTCGTGGTTCCTACCCACGGTAAACAAGGTAATTTGAATTTATGGAGGTAATGCACTATGACCAAGGAATCCCTGATGGAAATGGGCCTGACGGAAGAACAGGCAAAGAAGGTAATGGAAGGGCTGGATGGTTCTTTTGTTCCCAAGAGCCGCTTCAATGAGGTCAATGCCGAATTGAAAACGGCCAAGGACACGATCAAAGAGCGTGACACCCAGCTTGAAACGCTGAAGAAGGATGCTGGTGATAATGAAGCCCTGAAACAGCAAATCACCGACCTTCAGACCGCCAACGCCGATCAGAAGAAAGCCCATGAAGCTGAACTGAAGGCCCTGAAGATCAGCACCGCCGTTGATATGGCCCTGACTACCGCAAAGGCCAAGAACAACACCGCTGTTAAGGCGCTGTTGGCTGACTTCCTTACCAAAGCTGAACTGGCCGATGATGGCACGGTGAAGGGTTTGGATGCGGAAGTGAAGAAGCTGGTGGAAGCTGAAGGAACTGCGTTCCTGTTCGATACCAGCACCGGCACCAAGTTCAAGGGTGCCAAGGCCGCTGAAAAGAGTGATCCCATCAATGCCGGTGATATGACCCTTGAAAAGTTTAGGGCATTGACCCCCACTGAACGCTACGAATTTTCCGTAAACCATCCCGATGAATACAAAAATCTTTATGGAGGTAATAAGTAATGCCTAACACTGTTTATGACAATTTCTATCTGTCTAATGAGATTGAAGATCAGTTCAATTCCCATTTGGATCTTCAGCAGTTCTGTACCATCGACAACACTTTGACCGGTACTGCCGGTATGCTTCGCAAGATCCATGTTTACAGCGCCACTGATGGCACTGAAAAGCTGGCAAAGGGTGAGGGCAACAGCAAGAGCATTGAAGTTGGTTTCACTGAGAAGGAATATAGAATCCTTCTGGCACAGAACCGCTTCCAGTATTATGACGAGGAAGCCATGACTGATCCCATGATCGTTCCCACCGGCACCCGTCATGCCGCCACTGATATGTTCAACACCATGAACGCTGACATTTTCGCAGAGTTCAACAAGGCCACTTTGGTTCATCCCGCTACCGCTTTTGGCTTTGATGCCTTTGTGGATGCCGCCGCCATGCTGAACTTGGAGAATCTGGAAGGCGTTACCGTCTTTGGTTTTGTCTGCCCCGCTGACATGGCCAAGGTTCGTAAGGCCCTGAAGGAAGATCTGAAGTATGTTGAAGCCTTCGCCAAGAATGGCTATGTTGGCACCGTTGGCGGTATCAACCTGTATACCAAGAAGGATGCTGTGGCCGGTACTGTTGTGATCGGCACCAAGGATGCTGTTACCCTGTTCAACAAGAAGGGTACTGAAGTTGAACAGGAGCGTAACGGTAATACCCGTCAGAACAGCGTTTATAGCCGTAAGTATTATGTTGCGGCCCTGACTGACGAAACCAAGGCGGTTAAGATCACCGTTGAAGGTTAATTGAAAGGCGGTGATCCCCAATGCGTGATCAAGTAATTTCCCTGTTGGCCGCTTTGGGGGTTCCGGGTTCGGAAGCTGACCCCCTGATTGATTTCATCATCAATTCCGTTACGGAACGGATCAAGAATGAAACCAATCAGGCCGCTATTCCTGAAGGCTTGGAATTCATGGCCGTGGAAATGGTTGTGGGCCAATACCTGAAGTGGAAGAAGGACTGTGGACAACTGGAAGGGTTTGATCTGGATGCGGCTGTGAAATCCATTCAGGAAGGTGATACCAACATTACCTTTGCCGTTGGTGAAGGTTCGGCCACCCCTGAACAGCGATTGAATAACCTGATCGAATACCTGATCAACGGGCGAACCCGTGAATTCATCCGTTATAGGCGGTTGGTATGGTAAGCGCCCAGCGAAAGGCCCTTGAAATGCTGTGGAAGGATCGGTGTACTATCATCCAGCGGGTGGAAGTCACCGATCCTGATACAAAGCTGACCGATTTTGAAGAAAAGCCGCTTCTTCAGGATCAGCCGTGTAAATTGTCCTTTGAAACCTTAACTTCAACTGAAGGTGATGCCGTTGCAATGGTTTCCCAATCGGTTAAGCTGTTCCTGACCCCTGATGTGGTCATTCCCGCTGGTTGCAAAGTCATTGTGACCCGCCCAAACGCTTTGGAACGGAAGTTCATCTATTCCAGTTCCGGTGAACCGGGCGTTTTCGGCAACCACCAAGAAATTGATCTGAAGGAATTCAGGGGGTGGGCCTAATGGCCCGTTGGGGAAGAACCGATTTCAAAGAATTGAAAGCCCTTGAACAAAGGCTTGAACAGCTTGAAAAAGCTGACATGGATCAGGTTTGCCGCCAAACGGCCAATCAGATTGCCCAAATTCTTTTGAATAAGGTCAAGAAAAGAACCCCTGTTGGTGTAAAACCCAAGCTGGAAGGCCCCAAAACCCAAAAGGTTCAGGGTGCAAGCGGGAAAAGCAAAACCTTCCTGACCCGTAACGGTGCCATTCTGGATCAGTATTGGTCAGGTTATCAGGGCGGCACCTTGCGGGATGCGTGGGAAATCCTTCCCATTGAAAGGCAAGGTGATCAGTACATCATTACTGTGCTGAACCCCACCGAATATGCTTCCTATGTGGAGTACGGACACCGACAAACGCCGGGGCGCTATGTTCCCGCCCTTGGAAAGAGCCTGAAGGCAAGTTGGGTGAAAGGCCGCTTTATGATGACCATTTCCGTTCAGGAAGTGGAAACCATGGCCCCGGCCCTGTTGCAAAGGGCGCTATATCAATGCTTGAAGGAGGTATTTTGATGCTGACTGAAATCATCAAAGGGGTTTCCATGAAGCTGAACGCCGCCTTTGGGGATGGATATAAAATCTATCAGAACGATGTTGAACAGGGCTTGAAAGAACCCTGTTTCTTCATCCAAATTCTGAAACCGGAACTATCCCCGTTGCTTGGGCGGCGTTCTTTGAAACGGAATCCCTTCGATATTCTGTATCACCCAAGCGCCCCCGGAAATAATGTTGAAATGCTCACCGTTGCGGATCAGATGATGGAAGCCTTGGAATTCATCACCCTTCCCAACGGTGATTCTTTGCGTTCTACCGGGATCAACTATGAAATCGTGGATGATGTTCTTCATTTCTTCGTGAACTTCAACCACACGCAAATCAAACCTTATGAAGAAACCACCATGGAAACATTGGATGTGGAAGTTGGTACACAGAAAGGGTGATGATTTATGGCTACCAGCAAGAAGAAAACCGCTGAAAAGGCCCCGACTGTGGCCGCAAATCCCGTGGTTTTCAGTAAACAGAAGGTTTTGACCCTGAAGCGCTACGCCAACCGGCGTGATCTGCTGGAAAACCTGTTGGAACAGGGCAAAACCTACACTTTGGATCAGGTTGATGGCCTGATCAATGATTTTATGAAAGGTAAGGTGAAATAATATGGCCTTGGGTGGAGGTACTTTTTTGACCCAAAATAAAATCCTTCCCGGCGCTTACATGAACTTCATTTCTGTTGCCAATGCAAGCGCTACCCTGTCTGATCGTGGCATTGCTACGATTGCCCTTGATATGGATTGGGGTGCGGAAGGTAAGATTTTCACTGTGGAACTGGCGGAATTCCTGAAGGATAGTCAGAAGATTTTCGGCTATGCCTACACCGCCGATGCCCTGAAGCCCATGCGTGAAATCTTCAAGCACGCCAAGACGGTTC